TATAATGCCCAGAGGGCATGGCAAGACAGTGCTGACGAAAGCCGATATAATGCGAGACTTTTGTTTTGCAGGTAAAAGAAAAGAATGGGGCTTAGAAGAAGATGATGAGCCCTATTTTTATGGGTGGATATCTGCTACTGCTAAACTGGCTACTGGTAATATGGATTATATTAAATCTCATATTGAAATTAATGATAGGATACAATATTATTTTGGTGACTTAAGGGGAAAGAAATGGACAGAAACAGATATAGAGTTATCCAATGGATGTAAACTCATTTCGAAATCGAATATATCTGGGATTAGGGGTGGTGCAAAGCTTCATAAAAGATACGATCTTGTTGTCCTGGATGATTTTGAAGATGAAAATAATACTATCACTGCAGATGCTAGGGCAAAAAATGCTAACCTTATTACTGCTGTTGTTTTTCCTGCTCTTGAGCCTCACACTGGTCGCCTTAGAGTTAATGGTACACCTGTGCATTTCGATAGTTTTATTAATAATCTCATCGTTAATCACGCTAAAGCGAAGGCTAGTGGGGAAGATTTTTCATGGGATGTGTTAATGTATAAAGTTATAGATGATACTGGTGGAGTACTATGGGATTCTTGGTTCGGTGAAGAAGAAATGGATAGA